TGGTTAATGAATTTGATGAACCTCTTACAGAACCATTTAATGTTACACTTTCACTTATTGTTGTTACTAAGTCTGCCATAATTTTATTTTTTATCTATTTGTTTTAATTTATTAATTGCCCAATTGATACCTGAAGTTCCACCCCAAGCATCCCACATAAGACCACCACATCCTTCTGAATATGGTACATCTTTGTGTTGTTGATGTCTTTTAAATGATGCCATACGTGCTATTGTATCTCTACTTATTGGTTTTCTATCTGCGAGATAGGCACTTCTTGTCCACCCCACCCTTGTTCCACAATCACTACCATTTTCTTCTTTCCATTTTCTAGCACGTTTAGCATTGTTAGTTGCTGATTCAGGATAATCATTATAAGATTCTAACTTTATACTTATTGCTTCTAATTGTTGTAATACATCTTCGTAATTCATAATCTTATAGTTATTTTAAAAAATCCTATTTCTATTATATATTTTCCTATTTTAAATTTCATTAATATCCTGCTCCTGCATTAGTTACAGGAATATTACAAGTATCAAAGTCATTCATAACTTTAACACCTATGTTAAACACCCATCCACAACAAAGATTGTCAAACCTTTCACTAAATGGTTCTATTGTAAATTGATCTTGTGTAAAATATAGTGGTGCATTAATATCATTTGTTCCTTCTAATGATTGCCTTGAACTATGTCTTAACATACCTATAAAGTCTGTTGCTATTTCTAAACATTGATTAAATACTTCTTGTTCATTATTCTTAGTGTTTACTAATTTAGTAAGTAATGAATGTTGTTTAGTTTGCCAATCACTTTTTTCGCTTACCATTATGAATAATTGAAAGTTGTAAACCAATTCACTATCTCCTGTTGTTACATTTACAGGATTGATATGTAGTAAAGGAAATTTCTCTAGCTTTTCTAAATTAATATCATATATATCTCCAATAGATACTGTTGATATTTGTTCGTGATATTCACCTAGTCTTGCTATTGTGTTTACTACGTTATTATATGTCTTATTGTTTACTGCCATATTTTACTTTATTTTGTGCATTCAAATCTGTTTCATAACTTAGCCAAGTTAAACATTCCAACAAGCTAAGATTTGTTATTCTTTCTAAATTTACTATTTCACCATTTGTCAATCTATACATTACGCCAAACCATCCCCATTTTTCTGCGAATGATTCTGTTGCAATTGCATCTTCATTTCCTTCAGCCGTTCCATCAAATATGATGGCAAAGTCTTTAACAATACGTTCACGAAATGATAAAAAAAAACCAATGCACTTTGCACTTGTTCTGATGACATCTTTTTCATTTGCTCTGCCCTAATCCGTATATTACCATCATACGCTTGGATTGTATAGACTCCATTTTCTCCTTTCTCCGTTATTGGTCTATATAGTACAGCCATCAATTCAGGTAAATGTTTTTCAATTCCATCTTTTATAAATGTTTCAATATCTGCATATTCACCTAATGTTATACTATCCAAATCAGGATGGAATCCATATTCCTTACTCTCAACTTCAATTAATCTTTTTAAAGAACTATTTTGCATCTTTTGTAGTTCAGCAATGTTACTCATTATAACTGCTACATCTTTTAATTCCAATTGCTTAATTAACTTTTTTGGAATATCAGACAAAGCTGCTATTGTTTTTAGTGCTTCACCACTTTTACTTTCATTATGAAAGTCTATTAATTTTAGCCATTTTTCAAGAGTTACATCTGACCATTTTTTTATTAGCTTGAACTCTTTTACCTTGCCCTGCTTCTTAATTTTGACCTTCATATACTATATAATAGAAAAAGTTGTTTTTTAGTTTAAAATAATTATATTTGCTGCTTCATTTTATTAAGTTCAGTAAATCCCCTAATTCTTCTCTTTGTCATTCCATTATTAATGTTGGGGGTTTACTGTACAAAATACTTACCATAATTAGGATTATCTAAATGATAAATAACATTATAACGACAGGCATCAATACTATGGTTGTAAGCATCTACATATAATTTACTACCTTTATCTGCATAGACATAATTGTTTAATTCTTTAGCTATGTTTATAGATTCAGGTGATACTACTAACTCATAATCTTGCATCCTGGTTATCCCACTTTCAATTGTTCCTTTTTTTACAGGTTTTATATTAACCCCTAAATGTCTTAAATCTTCTATCAGTCTTGGTTCTGCACTATCAGCTATTATAAGTTTATTATCTACTTTATCTAAAACTATCTGTGCTAATTCGTGTGATTTTAAACCATTTTGATATATATGTTCTTTAAGATACATTTTCTTTTTTCTTTTATCTATTGCTACTTCTACAAGACTATCAGGATCAACACTAAAACCAAAGTCCATTCCACAAGATGTTTGTAGGTTGTCAGGATTAAATTCTCCTATACTCCAATTCTCAAATACTACACCCTCAGCTTTATCTAACCATCCACCAAGTATTTTGTGTTTGTATTTCTTAAAGTTTCTATGCTTTATAGCTTCTACACGTTCTAAGAAGCTCTTAGAGAGGTTTTCTATGTTGTCTAGGTATGTACTATGAATATAGCATATATTGTCTTTAACGCCATTAAAACCTGCTTCTACGCCTTTGTTTTGGAAAAACCTATTATATATCCAATGTTCTTTTGTTACAGGATTTAATATAAGTATAATTCTATTCTGTATGTCTTTCTCTCTAATACTTAAATCAATAGTATCAAATATATCTTCATCTGTTAATTCTTCTGCTTCATCAAGAACCCAATTAGAAACACCTGTTAATGATTTTAAACTTGCAGTTTGGTTTCCTGCTGATGTCTTAATACCTCTAAATAATATATCACTATTGTTTTTAGTATTTACTACTTCAGCTTTGTTTACATTAAATATATCATCAAATCCTAATAAACCTATCTTTTCCAAGAACTCAGGTATTATTGATAAGTGTGCTGATACCATAGTGTATCTTGTAAACAACACTCTAATGTTTGCTGACATCGTAAGTAGTGTTAGAAATACTGTTACAGCAAATGACTTTCCTGATCCTCTACCACCTGTTATTATAAAATAACGTGCATCAGATTCAAATAATGGATTATATTTTTCGTTAAGATTCAGTTTTTACAAAGTTTATTAATGGCATATTAAGACTTTCTTCATTAGTTGTAACATCAACTCTTTGTTGTGGTCTACCATAAAAATATTCAAAGTATAACTTAACTGCCCATTGTTCTTTTTTTTCTAATCCTTTTTTTAATGAGTCTAATGCTAGTTCATTTAATGGTGTAAGTTTCTCTATTAGCTTTTGTTCATCTGCTTTAGGTTTTCTACCTGCACCCATTCTTTTACCTCCGTTGTTTATTCGTTTATCCATAATTGAAAAAGATTGATTATTCAATTCTATATTATATAATAGAATTTATTCGTATTCATTTGGTAGCATTAATTTTATACCTAGTTCTGTCATTGCCCATATTCTTATTTGGTCTGCATATATTTCAAACTCTTTACTATTCATCTTAGCCGTGCTATTTACTTTCTGAAGTCCTATTTGTTTATCGTTTATGTCTATACTTTGCCATTCACTTGAAAACTTTATTTTGAGTGTGTCGTGCATTTCATCAGGAAAATATCCTAATTCATTTGCTAATGGTTGTACTATACAAGCCCAATAATAATTGTTCTGCATATTGCTTCTATTGTTTCTTTGTTTCTTTACCTTTACTATATAGTCGTTTCCTAACTCTTTTAAGTAGTTAAATAATGTCTGTTTGTCTTGGGTTGTATTTACTACAAAATTCATTTGTTAAATTTCCTTGCTACACAATTATTAAATCTTTCTTGTAATTTTTCACTTATATCTTTACTTAATTTATTTTGATGTACTCTAAATTTTTCACATAAACTTTTTAATGTAATATCAGGATTTTCAAAATAATATTTTACTGCTTTATTTCTTTGACTTTTTAAATATGTTCTTGATCTTTTTTTCTTCATTACTTAAATGGTTCGTTAACACCTCGTTCTCCTATTAGTTTTTCTTTTGCTCCATCCCACAACTTATCGTGTCTTTTTTTTTTACTTAGTGATGCTTCAGTTCTTTTTAGTTGTGGCATACCATCTTCAGGTTTACTATCCAT